TTATGCTTGGGCAAGATATGTTCAGAATCAACTTGCTGAAGATCTTGGTATTGAAGTTGGTAATCTGATTTGGACAGCATCAAACTTCCATGTATATGAAAGACATTTCAACTTTATTGAGGAATTACTTGATGGACTCAAAGTGGGATAAACGCTTTATGCGTGTTGCTCGAGAGATATCCTCTTGGAGTAAAGACCCTTCAAAACAAATAGGAGCGGTGGCAGTTAACTCTGACCGTCGTATCCTAGCAACTGGATATAATGGATTTCCACTAGGTATTGAAGATGCACCTTATCGGTATGAAGATCGTAGTATTAAATATGATCTTGTAGTACATGCCGAAATGAATTGCATATATAATGCTACATATAACGGAATATCTCTCAAAGATGCAACCTTATATGTGTGGGGATTACCAGTTTGCCACGACTGTGCAAAAGGAATTATCCAAGTAGGCATAAATAGAATTGTTATGTCGGCTGATGATATTCCAGAAAAATGGTCAGAGTCATTTCATAAGTCAAAATTAATGTTTATAGAAGCAGGCATTGACTATGAATTTTTAACAAATAGTGTTCAATAACTATTGACAAACTCTCAGAGTTTTGTTATAATGGTAATTAAATTTTACAAGGAAATTATATTATGAAAGAAATTATTACAGACCTAGCCTACGGTATTTTATTTGTTGGCATTATTGTTGCCACCATCTCAGGCGTTATCTTTTTTATGGAAGCAATCAATATGACTAAAGACAGTATTCGTATTGCTCTCTTTGTTCCTTTATTCCTCTTTTTCTGTTATCACTTTGGTGCACTAACAAGATCTATTATCTTTAAGAAATAAAAATGAGTTTACATAAAAGAATAGTACTTGACTTTGACGACACGTTAGCATTTACATCAAACAGAGATTGGGAAAACGCAGAACCCAACATTGCTTTGATTGAAAAATGCAATGAATTATATAATGCAGGTTGGCAAGTTGATATTTTTACTGCTCGAGGTTCTATTTCTTGTAGGAGTAGAGTTGAAGCAGAAGAAAAGTATGGAGAACAAATACGGTCTTGGTTAGAAAAGCACCATGTAAAATATCATATGTTGTCTTTTGATAAACCACTTGCTGCATACTATATTGATGATAAAGGTATTACACCTGAAGATTTTATATATGCTGATATTCGAGAATTAGAAGGTGGTCTATCAGGATCTGATATTTACACTGATGGTATGTTAGTACATAAGACCGCAAGTAATGCTCATGAAGTGGCAAAATGGTATAAAGAAACTGGTAGTGCAGTATTTACTCCAGAAATCCACAGAGTTGTTGGTGATACAATTACAATGGATTACATTGACCACGACGAAGAGTTCTTTAAGCATTCTCCGTATAAAGCATTAGCAATGATTCAAGAAGCACTTGATGAATTCGATGAAATTCCTGTTACGAAAAAGTTTTTAACGTTCGATGATTATATCGCAAGAATTGTAGGTCACGTTCAGTTGGCTGATATCCCTGCATTTAACGATGTTGTTGAAAGATTGGCATCTATTGAATTAGAATATGGATATTGTCATGGAGATTTTGGTGTACGTAACATGTTGTTTAATGATCATAACATGTACTTAATTGACCCTATCCCGAATGTTTTTGGTTGTCGTGAACTTGACATAGCAAAGTTTATCGCAAGCTTAATGATTAATAAGTATTCACCTGCCGACCAAGATCTTTCTATCAATACACTATTAGCATATAACCATTGGATTGATAAGTATGAATTACTTACCTTGGTTGCTGCTGAAATTATTCGTGTATATAAGTACCATCCTGATAAAGATTTTATTATTCAATGTGTTAATGACCTTTTGGATATGATTGAAAATGGCGAATGATATATTTGTAGTTTCAAACAAAATAGAAAGAATACACAATTTACTTAATTACTATAATGTGTATGATGTCGATACAAATCACAAGTTGCATGTTATCTTAGATGATAGGAAACAGTCATATAACGTAGAAAGTATATCAGATCTGATAACTATTCATTACGCAACAGATATGATTGAAAAGACAAAGCATTTCTTCGAACAAGAATGGTTAGAAAGAATTCTTGAAGTATACGGAGTGGCAATTAAATGGTTAGTCTTTCCTTATGTACATGAAGTACTTGGAATTAAAAAGGCAATGATGATGGACGACGATGTTCTATTGCTTAAACCACTTGACCATTATTTTGAAGATGAATATGTATTTTATAATGAATCTGCTTTAGGAGTTATGGGTAAGTTTGTAGAAGCAGTACTTGGTCCATTATATAAAGACTTAATTGATATTTCAACAATGAGGTACCAACCTTATTTTAGCATGAACTCAGGACAAGTAATTCATACACAAAACGAACACTATCTTGAGTTTTTCCAAAGAGCAGTTTGTAAAGATACATATATACTTATCATGGATGGAGTACACAAATACACTCAAAGAAAAAAGCATGGCAAATATGATACACCTGAATATGGCTCAGCAAAGAATAACAGAACAATGGGTGGTAAGTATTGGATTATAGAACAAAACATATATGCAATTTATTATAAATGGTTAGTTGAGCAAGGTTATAAGGTTGAAAGATTTAAAGGAGATGTTCGACTTTGGACAACTAAGATGCCTGAAAAGGTATCCTTCAAATCGTTCCCTGCATATATACATTACTTACCAACTGATAAAGAACCTTTATATAATGTTTATGCTAAAAGGGTTGAAGAAATTTTAGGAGAAGAAAATGTTTTTAGACAGAAAAAAATTACCGTCTGATTTTAAAGTAGGATTTACATGTTCTACTTTTGATTTATTCCATGCAGGTCATATTGTAATGTTACAAGAAGCAAAGACCTTGTGCGATTATTTAATTGTTGGATTATTGATTGACCCAACTGTAGACCGTCCTGACGCAAAGAATAAGCCTGTTCAGACACCCTTTGAAAGATACATACAGGTATCATCTTGTAAGTACGTTGACGAGGTTATACCTTTTACAACAGAACAAGAAATCGTTGATATGATTTTAACAATTAACCCTGACATAAGAATTGTCGGTGAAGAATATAAAGACCAAGAACATACCGGTAAAGGTTTATGTCCTGTTCATTATAATCGAAGAAGACATTCATTTAGTTCAACAGAGCTTAGACAACGTGTGGTCAGTTCTGATAAATAGATACATAGAACGGAATTATTTTATATTATGAAAAACATTGGATTCGGAAAGATCGGTAAATCGGTCAAGTTCAAGAGGAATCGTTTCTCTCCTATTGGTGGAGACAACGAACCATCTACAGTACTTATTGCACTCGCAAATAACAACCCAGACAAAACATTTTATATTATCGGAAGATCCGATTTCAGTACTTTAAATGAATCTGAAGTATTGGAATTGTTTCCGTATGATAATGTAATTGATATTTGGAAAGGTATTAAGAATAACGATGATGATAGATTTTATCGTCATGTGATTGACTATTTTAATTCAAAAGGATTTAAGTTAGACTACACTGTATTGATGGTAGGTCAAGTTGGAACAGTTACTATCCCAGGTAAAATTACTCAGGTGAAACATTTGAAAGAAGGTATCACTGATGGTAAACCTGCATCTGTAATTGATATGACTAAGAACTATACATCACCTATTGCTATTTGGTTAAATGAAGAAAAGCCTGATTATGTTGAGATTGTAAATGATCCACGATATGTAATGAATCAATCACGCGATATATTCCATTTACCAAATAGGTCTTTAGGTCAATACGATTATGAATACGAAGTAAGCAGTATTCGTAATTATGAAGACCAACATCGCTATGAACGAAAAGTAAAATCTACATACGAAGGTATGGAAACTTGTTTTTGTATCAACTATGAATATGAAGAAGAGTTCAATACAAAAAGAAATGTTCCTTTCATGGTTATATTAAATGAAGCTAAACCTTCAAGATATAACTTATTAAAAGAATGGGTATTGGATGATATTGAAGATGTTGAAATTTATGGTAAATGGGAACATCCTAATACCGAAACCGATGCAAGATTCAAAGGTTCAATCCATCTTGACGATGTAATGACAAAAATGAATAATGTTAAATTTACTTTTATTATTCCAATCGCACCAGGTTGGGTTACATCAAAGTATATTGAAATGATTCATGCAGGAGTAGTTCCTTTCTTACATCCATCTTATGATGAACAAAAACATTTACCTATTCCAGAATTCTTAAGACCTAAAACTCCTGCTGAGTTCAAAGAAAGAATGGAGAGGTTATTAAACAACGAGGAAGAATATTTACAAGTAGTAAAAGGATTGCGTAAACTAATCTGTAAGCCTGAACTATATGATGGGACATTCTTAAACAATAAAATTATGACAGCAATGGATGAAGATTATATCACCACTGATATATCACAATACGAAAAGAAAACTGCTGCAACACTTGAGGACTTTTTCGGATGAGTAAAAAAGAAATAACATGGGCACCACTAATTCCACTGATTGGTGGACAAATGCTAGGAGCGGAGAAAGCTTTCGGTAAACCACCTGAAGCAATTTATTCCTATGGTGGGTTTGAAGCAAACGATTCACATTATGTCAATTATCAACAGAATACGAAAGGCAGAGATGTTCCTTATGTATTATTGGATTCAGACAATCCTAAAATTAAAAAGGTAGATGTAGTATCAGGTACTCCACCTTGTGCTGCTTTATCTCAATTAAATACAGGTACGACCGCAGAGAGTAAAGGTGCAGGTTGTGCAAAGAATGAATTTATGTATCAGGTCTTTCAAGATGGTATTGATGTTTTAGGAGCAAAGGTTGTTATTGTTGAGAACGCTCCTGCACTATATACAAACAAAGGTCGTCCAGTCGCAAATAGACTGTATGAAATTTGTGCTGAGAGAGGTTATTCTTTATCCCTGTATAAAACCTCAACGAGATTTCATGGAGTGCCACAAGGACGCGACAGGACCTTTGCGATTGGTTGGAAGTCAGAGTCTTCTCCTGTAATGAACTGGTATAATCGTCCAAGAAAGAACTTTGCTGAATATCTTCAAGAGATTCCTGATGATGCATTACATCAAGATTTAATTATCAATAAGAATGTACCTGAAGAACCTTACTATACATTTATTAAAACAAAAACAAATCGTGATGTAAGAGAGATTATGGTTGAAGAAGATGTAAAGACAACTCTGAATTACATTATGAAAAAAGGTTGGATGAAAGAAGCAAACGAATGGTTCCACAAAACAGGACATGAAAAAGGTATTAAGTATTCTGACCATGCAATTAAAAAGTTTGCCGATGGTAAAGGTGTATGGGATGGTTCAGTACATGTCTTTGGTGAATATATGAATGCGGTCATTGGTCGTAATATGGTTGATACAATGCATCCTACTGAAGAAAGGTCATTAACAATTCGTGAAGCATTACACATGATGGGATTTCCTGAAGACTTTGAGTTACTCGATGGTTTAAAGAAAATGAATCATATTGCTCAAAATGTTCCTGTACCTACATCAAGAGATGTTCATTCAGAAATTAAAAAGTTCCTACAAGGTGAATTGGATTTATCTGATACAACCTATTTAAGACAAAACAACCACAAACAGTTAATGGAATTTGACCCTAACGGAAAAGATACAACTCCTAATTTAGAAGAATTCTTTTAAATAACCATTGACATTTAACAAAAAATAGGTTATAATATACTAATATGAGAAATGATTTAATAATAGACTTTGAAACAATGGGTCAGAACGTGCACGATTGCGCGGTGATTGATATGTCAGCAATGGTATTTCAATGGGACAAGTTTACATCAAAAGATCCATACAACTTAGGAGATGTATTCAAGGTGAAGAAATTCAAATTGAATGTATCAGAGCAAGTTAAGAATTACAATTGGGTGGTGGATAAAGGTACATTGGATTTTTGGTCACAACAAGATTCTGAAGTAAGAAAGAATATTGCACCAAAGAGTTCTGATTTATCAGTTGAAAATTTTTGTAAGCAATTTACAGATTTTTTAATTGAAGGTCCAAAGATTGATTTTTGGTGGTCAAGATCCAATTCATTTGACCCTGTTATTCTTGAGAGACTATTTAAATCTCAAAATAAAGTACAACATTTACAATCACACCTACAGCATTGGAAAGTTAGAGACACAAGAACTTTTATTGATGCCAAGTTTGATTTTGGTTTAAAAAAGAACGGATTCCCTCCTTGTGCCAACGAAGAGAAATGGGATTCAGTATTTAAAGCTCACGATTCTGCATGGGATGTGTTGGCAGATGTAATGAGACTTCAATCCATTACTCGAGCAGAAAATGATATGGAGCAAATCACTGTATGAAGATATCAGTAAAAACAGAAGACTTAGCAAAACAAAGACTATTCATTGGTACACCTATGTATGGTGGTAGTTGTGCAGGACTATATACAAAGTCAACTAACGACTTAAGTATGTTATGTTCAACTCACAAGATTCCACTTAAATACTATTTTCTATTCAATGAATCATTAGTACAGAGAGCAAGAAATTATATTGTAGACGAATTCCTTCGTTCTGATTGTTCTCATTTATTGTTTATAGACGCTGACATTGGGTTTGACCCAAGAGACGCATTGGCATTACTTGCCATACAAGTTCAAGATCCGGAAAAATATGATATTATTTGTGGACCGTATCCTAAGAAAACAATTGCCTGGGAAAAAATTTCAATGGCAGCACAAAAAGGTGTTGGTGTAGAAAATCCTTTTGACCTAGAACGATATGTATCTGATTTTGTTTTTAACCCAGTGGGTGGAAGCAAATCATTTAAACTCGCAGAACCTGTTGAAGTGGCCGAAGGTGGTACTGGGTTTATGTTAATTACAAGAGAGGCGTTAGAAAAATATCGTGACACCTATCCTGAGTTATCTTATAAACCTGACCATATTAGAACGGACCAATTTGATGGTACTCGAGAAATAACCGCTTTCTTTGATTGTGTGATTGACCCAGAATCAAGAAGGTATCTATCTGAAGATTATTTCTTCTGTCAGCAAGCTCGTAAAGCTGGGCTTTCAGTTTGGATGTGTCCTTGGATGAAAATCAATCATGTTGGTTCTTATATCTTTAAGGGTGACATGGGAGCTTTAGGTCAATTAGGTGTTACTGCAACCGCAGATGGCAAATCTAATAAGAAAGCTTATAATCCTATTGACAAATCTAAATAACTGTTGTATAATAACAACTAATTAATAAAATGGAGAAATTTATATTATGAAATTTTCTAACGAAACCTTGACGGTTCTTAAAAGCTTTACTCAAATCAACAAGTCAATCTTGATGAAAGAAGGTAATGTAATTAAGACCATTACTCCAGAGAAAACATTGATTGCTATCGCAGACATTCCTGATGAAATTCCATCAGATGCTTGTGTATATGACCTATCAAGATTTCTTTCAATTTTATCTCTGTATAACGATCCAGATGTAGAGTTTTTTGATAAATACTTTATTATCTCGGAAGGTAAACGTAGAACTAAATACGTTTATGCTGATCTTTCAATGATCCATACTCCACCAGAGAAGGATATTACTATTCCTTCGGCTGATGTTCAAGTATCGGTATCTAACGGAGATTTGTCTTCTGTATTGAAGGCAGCAGGGGTATTACAATTTTCAGAGATTGCATTTGTAGGCGAAGGCGGCAAATGTTATCTGAAAGCTATCGACAGTGCTAATGACAACGCAGATGACTTTGGCGTTGAAATTGGTGAAACTGACGATACATTTAAGGTTATCATTAAAACCGATAATCTTAAACTAATGCCTTTAGATTATGAGGTTACTCTTTGTTCAAAAGGTATCTCAGAATTTAAAGGAGAAGGCGTAACATATTATGTTGCGATAGATTCAAAGTCGACTTATAATAAAGGATAGAATTATGAATGAACCAGTAAATGGCCAATTTGGTCAACAAGAGCAGCAAGAGGTGACAATCACTCTTGGCGATATCTCTACTGTGTTGCAGATTATTGACGTAGTCTCACAACGTGGTGGTTTCCAAGGGCAAGAGCTTGCCGGTGTTGGTATGCTGAGAAATAAACTCGAAGCATTCCTAAGACAAAAGAGTCCTCAACAACCTGAAGGTTTAGGTGATGAAGACGCTGGAGTTGATACATCAGCAACTGAAGGTGCTCCTTTAGCTGATAAAGTTGTTGGTTAAACCACAACACATTTCTCGAGAAGTGGGGTAGCCTTACGGCTCCCCGCGTTTTCTCAATTTTTATATTATGTTTATGGTGAATTATGATTGATGCAAAATCAAACGAAGTCTTATGGGTTGAAAAATATCGTCCGCAGATTGTTGAAGATACAATTCTACCTGACAAGACAAAAGAAACATTCCGTAAGTTCGTATCAGACGGCAGTGTTCCAAATCTATTATTAACAGGCGGTCCTGGTGTAGGTAAAACTACAATCGCAAAGGCAATGCTTGAAGAACTTGGTTGCGATT